GGATTGTTATCAATGTCAACTCGAAAGATACCTACCAGACGGTTCGTATCATGCCCGTGGACTTTGAAATTGAATGCACCTATGTGACAAACAAGTTCAGTTCGGTTGAGCAAGGTTCTGTCTTGGCATTCGCACGACGCATGCTGATGGCGCGTCGAAACGGGTATCTGAAGTTCTCAGTCGATTACGGGATGAAGCAGTTTGGTGTGGGCGTTGAATTGGAAGAAAGCGTAGCAATCCCCAGTCGCGAGAATATCACGGAAAACGAAACGTCGATGGAAATTACTGTCACCGCAACGGTGCACGGATACATCAGCGAACCGGTTCTTGGCGAAAAGGGAAAAATTGGCAAATTTAATGTCAGTCCGTTTGAATCCAATATATTCCCGCCGCAGCAAATCGTGAGCACTCAAACGTTCGCTTTCCCTGATAGGGAAGCCTAATAATTTTTACAGTGAGGATAAGAATGACGCAGCTTGTTATCAATCTTAGCCGTGTAACTCAACAAGTGGGCATCATAGACAGCAAGGGTCGCAAGACTTCTTTCCGTCTCATGGCACGTGGCCGCGTCGAAACCGATTATGCAATCGATCCGAACTGGATTGCGCATAATCGCGGCGCTGTCAAGATCGTGACGCTAACCCCGCCTGTTGTTTCAACACCAGCGGCTGAAACAGCGCCCACGTCAACTTCTAGCGAATCAACAAAGGCAGCAGCCACGAAGGCCGCTGCACCAGTCGCTACTAGCATCGCGTCGGAATCTACACCCGCAGAAGGAGCGAAATAATGACTATTTCTGCTGATCAAGGATCGAAGGTTATCATCCAGGAAATTAACCTTTCCCAGGTGATCACCAGTGCATCGACCTCTGTTGTTGCGCAGGTTATCGCGTCCAACCAGGGGCAAACGACGCCGGTTCAATTTACCAATGCGCAAGACTACCTGGCTCAGTACGGCAACCCGAACGCGGCGATTTCATACGACGTGTATTGCGGTCTGGACTATTTCAAGGAAGGCAACACGCTTTGGGGCCTGCGCGTAGCAGGTGCAGGCGCAGCGTATTCCGCTGTGCTCCTGTCGGGGAACATTGCCACTGGGCAAATGGTTCTGACTCCGCTGACCGATGGTATTACGGACCCGACGAACATTAGCTGGAACTCGCTGATCACGCCGCCTGTTGGTGCGCCTACTCCGCTCGCAATCTTTTACGCGGGTACGGGTCCTGGCGGATACGGCAACACGCTCGGCATCCAGATCGTTAGCTCGAATGTTGGACAGGTGACTAACGTTATCACGTCAACAGCATTGCTTCCTTCTGGCTCAACGGCTCCCGGACTTCCGGCTGGCACGTACCAGTACCAGGTTGCAAACGTTGGATCGAACGGTGAAGCGCTTGCATCGAGCATTGTCATCCAGACAATTGCAGGATCGCAGACGAACAACTCAGTCACGGTTTCGTGGCCGTATCAGCCTCTGGCAACCAGCTACAACATCTACGGCAATTCGTCTTCGAACGAAGGGCTGATGTTGACGATGGGTCAAGTGCCTTTGAGCGCAACGGTCAACCTGACGAACTCCAGCGGTGCGATCATCGTTGACAGTCTCGGAAACCCGATCCAGTTCGTTCAATGGACGGATGACGGTTCGCTCACGCCTAACCCGGCCAAGCAACCGATCACGAGTGCGGCAGATTTGCCTACACCGATCCAGACGTTCGGCCTCAACGTGTTCGATTCGAGCACGAGCACTTCGAATGCTGTGGAATCGTTCAACGTATCGTTCTACGACAACACGGACAGCACAGGTCTGGAAACAGAGCTTGAGCAACGGATCAACCCATTCTCGCAATACATTCAGGTCGTATCGAATGTTCCTGCGGAATCCATCGACGGCAATATCACGCCTCCGATGAACAGCTATGGTCCTACGTACATGGCTGGTGGTAATTCGGGTGACGTTCCAACCGATTTCGATATCGCTGCCGCATGGAACACTTTCGCGGACAAGCAGCTTTATCCGATCAACATCCTTCTGAACTCTGGTCACGCAACACCGACCGTTCAGTTGGCGATGGATACGCTGGCACAAAGCCGTGGTGATTGCGTGGCTCTTCTGGACGTGCCTAGCGCGAGCCAGCAGTTCCAGCAAGCGATTAACTACCGCAACCTGAACCTGAACCTGAATTCGACATACTCGGCGCTGTTCTGCCCTGACATGCTCGAAGCTGACACGATCAACGGTAAGCAGCAATACGTGCCGTTCTCGGGTTGGGCTGCTGCACTGTGCGCCCGTACCGACCGTGTGGCTAACCCGTCGTTCTCGATTGCCGGTTTGAACCGTGGTCTGGTGTCCGTACTTGGTACGCGCTACACGTACGATCAGGGTGAGATGGATTCGATGTTCCAGGCACAGGTCAACTACACCCAGACCTTCGTTGGTCAGGGTATTGCCTTGTGGGAACAGCAGACCCTTGCAGCGCAATTCAGCGCGTTGTCGTGGTTGTCTGTGCGTCGTATCGTGAACGTCATGAAGACGGCGTTGTATCAGTTCTTGCTGTACAGCCTGCAAGAGCCGAACGATGACTTCACGGGTCGTCAAATCGTTGCGTCGTGCACGGATTACTTGCAGTCGATCCAGAACGCTCGCGGAATCTCTTCGTTCACGGTTGTTTCGGATTCATCGAACAACACGGCGCAGGATTTCAACAGCGGCATCCGTAACGTGACGGTTATCATCGTTCCGGTGATTCCTATCCACATCATCAACCTGCAAGTCGTAGTGAGCCAGCAAGGTGTTTCCTTCCAGGAAGCCTTGTCGCAAGTCACACCGGGTTAATGTGGGAGCGGGGCTTCGGCCCCGCCATTTGAGGATTAAACATGAAGCTAAACGCATATGAACGTTTGCTTGCGAGCAACGATGTCATTGCGCCGCCATCGTCATTTGGTCCAGAGAATTCGGCGGACCTGAGCGAGCGTCAGAAGACGTCGTTCGACCAGCGACAGGACAACACTATCGATGAAAAGGTCGAGAGTGCTTATACGCCTGCGTTTAAGCCCGATGGTGACTCCGCTGACGTGATGTACGCTACAGCGGAAGAGGACGAGGCGGAAATCGAATCTGGGGGCGCTCAGGGCGAACTGGAACAACCCAGTAAGCTGACAGCAACACTCAGCACGCTCTCGTTTCTCGTCAACGCAGACTCAACCGCAATGACAGAGAATCCGTTCCCTGTCGTCCATGACTACCCTCCGGCAGAGCATGGCGCGTCGTCAACGCACGATAACGGAATGATGCTTGAATCTGCGCCGTCTCCGGTCGATATGATGCAGACAGCGCGTTCGACACATGGAATGGATGCATTGCCTCTGGTGGAAAATCAAGGCGACAATCCTGACCTGGTGTCGGCAAACAAGGATAAGGGTGGATTCACCCACGGTGGCATGGAAGAGACAATTGCCAGGCTTCTGGCATCGGTAGACCCTGGTTCTACCGCCAACGACAATCTCAATCCGTATCCTGATAAAACCTACCCATCAACCGATGGCTACCTGGCGGCAGAAGCCGAAGAGGTAGAGGCAGACATTAACCCAGCTATGTTCGGCAATGGCACGCAGCCATTGGGCGGCATGGGTGGATAACTTGGAGTTGTAAAAATGAGAGATTCAAACTACGTCCGTACCTTCCCGTTGAAGACGCCGTACTTCGTCGTTTCTAGCGCTGGTGTTCTGAATACGACGCCAGTTTTTGCTGAATGGCTCGCAGGACTCGGACTTAACGCTGATACTGGCGTTGTGTTCATCGAAGGTGACGACATGGCAAGTGGTTTCGCAACCAAGACTAGCGCTAGTTCACCCGCGCAGGTTCTGGTTCCGATGGATTACATCAGCCGTATGCAAGCTTCGAGCGGTACGCTGACTGTCATTGGTCCGCTTACGGTTGCATACAACCTTCCGCTTCCGTCAGCGACGCAAAACATTTTTGCGTTCAAGAATGGCGCGCTGCAAACGTCCGTGCCCGCTACAATTCCGACTTCAACCTCGGATACGTGGGCAATCGTTGTGACAAACGATAAGACTGCGGCGGCAGGTGGTGCTCAGTACTCGGCCACGCTCGCTGCAAACCCTCTGACGGGAACGCACGCCAGCACGCTTATCACCTTTACCCTGACGGAGACAAACAAGCCTTCTGGGGCAACAGGTTCCTACTCATGGAACTTTGGTGACGGTTCCGCCGTGACGGTAACGGCCACGCCAAGCACGACGTACACGTACCCGACAGCCGGAACGTTTACTGCAAAGTGCACACCAACAATCAATGGTGTTACGCAAGCTCAAGTTACTGCCGCAGCACCCGCAGTGATTAGCTAAAGAAAAAGCCCGGAAGCTGTTGAGGCTTTCCGGGCTTTTTTGTTACTTGCCAATAATTCCAATACTGGAAAAACCGGTTAGATTTCGATTTCCGTTTCGTTCAACGAAGCCGTAACCGAAACCTTGCCGAAGCCAGGCAAATCGACTTCGAGCGTATCTTCGTCCAGCGAGGCGAAGTCCGAGAACCAGACCTGGCCGACGATGATCGCGAACTTGCGTTGTGCCATCTTCACGATCAACTCGCGAGTACGTGCAACTGCGGCTTGCTGTTCGCCAACAATCCAGGTTTCGATCAAAGACGTTTTGTCCGCTGCCTTGGTGTAGATATCCGAACCCATGAAGGCGTCCAGCTTCACCAGTGCATCTTTCATCACGAATTGACCAATCTTCAACGCACCGCCCTTGGAGATTGCGGTTTCCACGTCTTCCACCTTAGGCAACGAAGAGAGGCCCTTAACCGCGATCTTGAGTTCCTTCGCGATGTAGTGATCCGTAACTTCGCCCTTGGTCGAGGACGGGTTGAAGCCGTTGAAGTCGGTGACGCCGACGCTCTTGAGGTATTCGACAGCCGCTTCGCCGTAAAGCATTTGCGACTTGACGCTTTCCTTCGGAGCGATCTTCTTGCGGTAGTCGTTGAACACCTTCTGCGTACCCTTCAGGTGCGCGAGTTCGACGGCCATCGCGAACGTATCCTTCGCAGTGACTTCCTTGACCATCTGACGGTTGATCACCGGCAGTTTCGGGAAATCCAGGACGATGATTTCACCGGCCTTGAAGCGCTTGCTTTTCGGAATAATGCCTTCCGCCTTCAGCTTCGCAAACGTTTCCTTTGAAAGCGAAACAGGAAGCTGACGGGTGTGCACGATACCGTCCTTCACGATGTTGTAGGCGCGGTAGATAAACGACGGCACGGTGTCCGGCAATTCCTTCGGGTGATCCGCAGGCAGCGTGACCGTACCGGCGACGCGAACGCGAATGCTAACGTTTGCGCGCGTTTCGTTGAAAACGATGCCGTTGATCGGATAGCCCTTCGACTTGTCGTCAACGCTGAATGTCGCCGTTCCTTCCTTGGCATCACGCGCAGCAGTCGTACGTTCGTACGCGAATGCTTCGTGGTACGGGTAGAACAGGTTTTCTTCCGATTCCGTCAGCGCGTCCAGCATGTGCAGAACGGTATAAGCGTCGTCCTTCGGAACGGCAGTTGCCGAATAGCCAAGGATATAGCGCTTCGACGGATCGTTCACAACGCCCAGAACTTCGGCCAGGAAGAGGTTGTAATCTTCCTTCGAGAAGCACGAAGCAAAACCTTGGACGAGCGAAACATCGCCCAATTCGCCCAAGACTTGAAATACGTCGTTGGTATTCATGCGCTGCGCGAGCGGGATCAGCGAAGCGAACGCGATAGCGTCAGCCTTCTGAGCCTTGTAAGCCGAAGTGCTCGGATTGCTTGTGAAATAGGCCAGTTCAGTGACCGATTCCGGAACTGCCACGGTATCGCCTTCGACTGCGAACGAAACGACCTGTTCGTTGACGATTGCGAATGCGTAACCTCGCGGAGCCGTAAAGTCCAGCTTGACGCTGATTTTCTTCGATGGGGTGCCACCAAGCGCGTTTGTGAGCGCGGTTTCGTAGCCCTGGAAGTCTTGAGCGAACACGAGTGCGCCACCCAGCAATTCAGCCATCTTCGTGAGAAGCGGGCGATTGGCGTAGTAGCCGTATTCGATCACGGCAGCAGTATCGACGCGCGAAGCAACAGTCTGGCAGGCTGCGAGCACGTCTTTTTCCGGCGACTGGTTTTCGTAGCCGTCCGAGAGGAAAAACATGTTGTAGTTGCCACCCGGCGTGCGCGACTTGATGCGGTCGATCACAGCCGTCGTCATTTCCAGCGGAGCCTGAAATCCGGTCAAACCGGTGGGCTGGAGGAAACGGTCGATAGCGGTGTGCAGGGCCTGAAGGTCGCCGCCGTTGTTGATCGGGCACGAGTCCGCGATCAGGTAGCACTGATTGCGGCCCGAAAAGCCGATCAGCGAAACAGTATCCTGCGGGCCAACCAGCGACGCCAGCTTGTTTTTCAAGTGACGGCGGAGTTCGGAGAGGACGCCATACATCGAACCGGAAATATCAACCGATACGACATGATGGGTAGGAACGATTGCCGGGACGGCAGGGGCTGAGATTTCACGCGTTTGAATTGCGAGCGTGAGATTTCCAAGTTTGACCAGCTTTGTCATATGTACCTTACAGGTAGGGTTCAATTTTAGTTCGTGAAGGCTCAACAGGCCGACAGGAACGCAATCGTAGCAACGAGAAGTATGGAACGCAAGAACAATTGTTCAAAGTTGGTCTGAAAAACAGAATTTTAGACTAATAATTAAACATTGGACGGAAACGTAAATCATTGTCGCTACTGAGTTATTTACTCCCAATGTTACAAAATAGGAGCCAATATTATGGCACGTACGAGCCTTGCCGACGTATCTTCGGTCGCGGACCC